AACATCACCGATCTTGGCGAGAACTCAAAAACCGGTCGGGTGATGAACCAGATGTTCGAAAACATCCGCGATGATGTTTTTCGCGCGCATCCTTGGAACTGCCTGATCCGTCGTGCGAACTTGGCGCAGAGCGTGGACACGCCTGCGTTTGACTATGCGTACCAGTACGCACTGCCGACCGATCCCTACTGCCTGCGCGTCCTAGAGTTCCAGAACGGGTCGATGACGTACCCGTATGAGAACCTGGTCGGCCAGGGCAACAAGCCATTCTTTGTGATTGAGGGCCGCAACATCCTGACGGACAGCGGCACAGCGCGTATCAAATACGTTGCGCGTATCACTGACCCGACGCAGTACGACGCTGGCCTGACATCTGTCCTGGCCGCTCGGCTTGCGTCTGAGGCGGCCTACGCCATCACCGGCTCCACCTCCGTGGTGCAGATCGCTGACGCGCTGTATGAGCGCAAGCTGCGCGAGGCGCGGTTCTCCGACGCGACAGAAGGCGGCACGATGAGGCTCGAAGCGAGTGACTTTATCGAAGCGAGGTTCTGATGGCTCGATCAGCACCAGCGCTCAGCTCCTTTACCGCAGGTGAAGTCTCCCCCCGGATGGAGGGGCGGGTCACGCTTGATATCTACCGCGAAGGCTTGGCCGACATGACCAACCTGTTGGTGATGCCGCAGGGTGGTGTCACGCGGCGTCCTGGCACTGAGTACTTGGGTGAGGTCAAGGACAGCTCCAAGGCGGTGCGCCTGATCCCGTTTCAGTTCAAAACCACCGACACCTACATTCTTGAGTTTGGCGACCAGGTGATGCGGGTTTTCCGCAACGGCCTGCAGGTGATCGACGCGACCGACAAGACCATCACCGGCGTCACGCAGGCAGATCCAGGCGTCATCACGTCGAACTCGCATGGGTTCTCCAACGGCGACGAAATCTATATCGACAGCGTAGCCGGCATGACCGAGCTGAATGGCCGGAACTACCGCGTGGCCAACGCGACGACCAACACGTTCACGCTGACCAATCTGTTCGGCGACGCGATCGACACGACCGGGTTCACCGCTTACACCTCGGGCGGCACGGCCACCGAGATCTATAACATCGCGACGCCATACGCTGTGGCTGATCTACCGGCGCTGCGTTTTGTGCAGTCTGCCGACACGATGTTTATCGTGCATCCGTCCTACGCGATCCGCACGCTGACCAGGTCTGCAGACAACAACTGGACGTTCGCAACACCGACGATCACGGGATCGCCAAGCCCAGCTCTTAACACTGGCACCGACGACTATCCCAGCGTCGTGACGTTCTTTGAGCAGCGGCTTGTCTACGGCGCGACCAACAACAACCCGCAGACGCTGTGGTTCTCCAAGAACGGCGACTACAGTAACTTCACCGCCGGCACCGGCGCGGACGACGCGCTGATCTACACGATCGCCTCTAACCAGGTAAACGCCATCCGTTACCTGTCGGCCACCCGAGTGCTGACGATCGGCACCACCGGCGGCGAATACGTCCTGACTGCGACCAGCGACGGACCGATTACGCCGACCACAACGCTTATTCGCAAATACTCGAACTATGGCTCGGCTGCGATCGAGCCTGTGCAGGTGGCTGACGTGACGCTGTTCGTGCAGCGTGGTGGCCGCAAGGTGCGAGAGTTCCGCTATGTCGGTGATATCAACGTGGCAGCCTACCAGGCACCCGACATCACGATCGTGGCTGAGCATATCACCGCCGGCGGATTGAGCGCCTTTGCCTACCAGCAGGAGCCTGACGGCGTGATCTGGGCGATCCGGGCTGACGGATCTCTGATCGGCGTGACGTATCGCAGGGAAGAGGAGGTGGTTGCTTGGCACAAGCACGTCATCGGCGGAGAGTTCGACGGCGGTCAGGCCATCGTCGAAAGCATCGCGACACTGCCCAGCGACACTGGCGAGGACGAACTCTACATGATCGTGAAGCGCACGATCAATGGTGTGACCAAGCGATACGTTGAGCTGATGCGCCCGTTTGATTTCGGCGGCGTCACCACCGGCGCGTTCTTTGTGGACAGCGGCCTGCGGTACGATGGCTCGGCGATAGGCAGCCTCAAAGGCCTGTATCACCTTGAGGGCGAGACAGTCACTGTCCTGGCCAACGGCGCGTCTCACCCTGATCGCGTCGTCGCTGACGGGGGTGTGTCACTGGCGTATAACTCGACGACAGCGGCGATCGGCTACGGCTACACCAGCAGCATGCAGACCATGCGGATTGAGGCAGGATCTGCCGACGGCACCAGCCAGGGCAAGCCAAAGCGCATTCACGCCATCACGCTGCGACTGCATGAGACTGTCGGCATNGAGGTCGGCAATTCGGCCAGCGAAAACGACCGCATCTTTTTCCGCGATAGTTCGATGGCAATGGACCAGGCAGTGCCGCTCTTTACGGGTGACAAAGATATCGAATTTCCTGGTGGGTATGATGAAGATGACCGGCTGTACATCCGCCAAACGCAACCCTTGCCAATGAGCGTGCTTGCCCTCTTCCCGAGGATGAATACGTTCGACAAATGATGTAGAGTGATCGCATGTCCATCTTTCAAGTCCTCAGTTTAGGCGCGACACTGCTTGGGGGTCTTTCCTCCAAGCGATCGGCTGACCGTGCGGCGGATGCTGCAAACCGCGCCGGCGAGTTCAACGCCACGCTGATTGAGCGCGACATCGGTCTTCTTGAGCGGCAGCGCGAGATCATCAACCGCAACTTTCTGATCGAAGGCAAGCGCGCCGCAAAGTTCTTTGAGCGTGACGTGCAAGGCGGTGTTCGGGCTGGGTTTGGTTATTCTGGCATCGACATGGGCCAAGGCACGCCGGTTGAGGTCATTCGCGAAAACGCGCGTGAGTTCGAATACGAGCGGATCGTGGCTGAGATGAACAACGAGATCATCAACATGCAGATCTCGGATGAGCAGGAGACTGCGCGCTTGAACGCAGAGCTGTCGCGGATGGAAGGCGGCGCCCAGGCTGCAGGTCTTCGCGCATCAGGCACGACAAGTTTGATCAGATCCTTTGGGTCAGCGGCCCAGCAAGCATATGAGTTTGGACCATTCAGATGAGAATACCTGTTTTCAGAAGCCAAGCACAAATGTCCAACGAAGCGCCTGGTCGTCCGATCACGGCGCGAATGCGCGCTGAGCCTTTCGTGCAGGCAGAGCTGCGCAAGGGCGACGTTATTGGCGAGGCGTTCAGCCAGGTCCAGCAATACTCTGTAATGCGGCACAAGGCTGCCGTTGAGGTGCAGATGAGCGAGAGCTTGCTTGCTGCCGAAGAAGAGATGATGAACTTGGCCAACCGGCTCAAGGAAAGCCCGGACATCTACAACGTGTTCAAGCCCGACGGCACTGGCACCTGGTCTGACAACGTCAACGACATGCGCGAGCGCTTGGCTGACAGCATCCAGAGCCGATCGGCCCGTGATGAGTTCCGCGCGCGGTTCAACCAATCTGAGCTGACCAAGCGGTTCCAGCTCAAGGGTGCGATCGACACTCGCGTCAGGGCGCGTGCCGCAGCGGCTGAAGCAGCTCGTTTGCGTGCTATTGAGACTGAACTGTCTGATTGGTCTAATGCAACGCCAGAAGATTATGAAATGTTGATGCTTACAGTTCGCACAAATGAAGACGCGGCCACCCGTAGCGGCACATCGGACAGCGGCACAAGTCAAGCTAACAGGCAGAGGCTTGCTGTTAACATTGCCAACAACGCAACGCAGGCTCTTGTGTTTGATAACCCATCCATCGCTGTCGCTTTGGCCGAAGCGTTAGATCTGCAAGATGAGGTGGAAAAAGGCACTATCACGGCAGAAGAAGCGTATGCGCGCTCTGGCCTGTCTGACGACGCGGCCTACACGCTTTTCACGCTTCAGCAGGTGCCGCGTGAGGATGCGCTTGAGATTATCTACGACACGCTGGGGCGGTCGAACCGCCTGTATGAGGCGGCAGAGCGGCAGCGTGAAGAGCAGGAGGAAAGAAACAACGCCGCGTTGGATCGCAACTTTCGTGGCATGTTCAGGTTTGCCGATAGAACAAAAGAGTTTGACTTTGGCGACTTGATGATGACGGCCCCTGCCGTTGCAGCCACATACAGCGCGCGTCTTTTAGAGGAAAAAGGTGTTTCGGTTACAGCGGACACGCCGATCACTGCTGATGATGCACGCACTGCGTTTGTGGACTATTTCGACGCGCTCAACTACCTGACGCCCGAGCAACGCCGCACAATCGACAGTGCGTTTGATCGGCCTGGTACCTCTTCGTTCGCAACCAGAAACAACGAAGATGTGGCGGCAGATTTGGCATTGCGGGCAGAAAGAGGCCAGCTAACTGTCGCTGGTCTAACTGCTGCAAGAAACTCAATTACATTTGAGTATCACAATCAAATGCTCAACAAGATCAGCCTAGAAGCCGATGAAGCATTGAATGCGGCGAAGCGTGTGGCTCGGTTCCAATTTAGCTTTGAAGAAGGTATGGCCACCGATACCGGCGGCGCAAGAGCGTCTCGGTCTGCATATTTTTCAGTGGCTGGGCAGCTTGAGGCCGAGGCGATGCGGCGTAGGACAGAAGGCAATCCTATGACATCCACCGAAATGGAAAGCTTTTTAAGTGGCTTGATGCAGGCGCAAAAGGAAATTTACGTTGCTGGCCTGATCTCAGATCGGAATGTTTACCTTGAGGGTCTGCCGGGTGTGTTCAGGGGCATTAGCTCTGAAAATCCCTTGGCGGACCTTGATGCTTTGTACTTCTCCCTTACACCCGCAGAGCAAAGCGATTTTGCGGCAAGGTACAGAAACATCAGGCTTGAGTTGCTTGATTATGAAAGCAGGATAAATCGTTAATGAAAGACCTGATCCCCAAGACTACGGACGAAGAGCTGGAGCGCTACTACGAAGCGGAAGCAACGCTTCGTGCGCGCATTCCGATGGAAGGCAACGCGGCTCTCAAGTTCGAACACGATCCCGTGACCAAGCGCGAGAATGCGTACTTCCCTCTGTCGTCTGGCGGCTACGTCAAGATTGGCGATCGGGCTGTGACGCCAGAGCAGGCGGCTGAGACCGATGTGCTGGCGGCTGAGCGCGAGATCCAGAACGATGCACGCGGCCCGATCAGCGAGGTTATCGGCGGCGCTGGCGGCCCGACGATGGAAGACTATGAGGCTGCCGGCTTCACCGAGGCAGAGGTGGTTCAGTTCCAGGCGCAGGAACAGGCTAGGGTGCTTGGCCAGCCTGGCATGCAGGTGCCGGTGCAACTGACCGAAGAGCAGATGCAGTTTGGTGAAGAGGTCGGAGCGCCGATGCTGAGCGCAACCCCAGGCTCTGAAGGCGTTGGCCTTGATTTTGAAATACCAGAGCCGCGTGCATTAGAGCGCCTTGCTGTGGCGATCGGTAAGGGCTTGGTTGAGGGTACGGCTGTAAGCCCATTGCAGTTTGTGCTTGATACGTTTGGCGTACAAGAGCCGCAAATCTTACAAGATCTTGATCAGGCATTGCAG